GGCACCCACGGGCCGCCCTCGAAGTCGAAGGGTTCCAGCGTCCAGTCCGTCAGGCTGTTCCGTGTCAGCATATACAGTGGATGATTCCCGCTGGCCAGTATCATGACGTTTCCGCTCTGCGCCCACCGCAGGTCGTCTTCATACGAGATGTAGGGGGCCCACATCTGCGCCTGAACTCTGCCCTGGGCCCACACCCGCAGCCACCGCCACCCGAACTCCAGCATAGCGCTGTCTGTCGTGTTATAGACGAAGGGAATGAGTTTTCTGTTTTCCGTCGCCGCGCTCATTACGCCGAACCCCGGCCGCCGTGTCACCCCGCCCTCCGGCAGGACGATCATGTTTTTGAGCTGGGCCAGCGCCGTGGCGTACCGTGTCAGGTCCGTTCTGGCATGGAGCAGGGGCGTTATCTCCCCGCTCGCGAAGCTGGCCTGTGACAATCTGACAGTCATATCAGTATCCCCAATCTGTATCCGTCCCGTCGAACTCCGTGGGGATTCCGCTGTAGTCCAGCCAGGCATTGACCTTGACTGGCAGCCCCGCCGGGCTCCGTATCGCCCCGCTCCGGTATCCGTCCTGAATCGCGATCTGTGCCCTCTGCTCCATAAGCTGTATAGCGTTGGTGTCCCCGATGACCGCCGCCGCGATCTCACCGGCCAGCGCGGCGCAGAAAGCGTCGCAGAACTCCGAGGCCCATTGGGATGTATCCGTGATTCTGGCCGTGTATCTCACGCTCACGGACTCATGACCGCACAGGAGTGTGCCGCCCGCTATCTCGTAGTGGGCCAGAACCTTTCCATCGCATAGGACGTTCAGCATTTTCAGGCAGCCGGAGGGCAGGGTGAAAGCGTACTCCCACCCAGCTCCCGACGGCGCGGATGTCAGCCTCGCCGGAACCGCGAGTTTTCGCGCGAACACCCAGGGGTGCGCGGCCAGCAGACGGTCCCTAGTGAACTCGAAGTGCCGGGCGCACGCCACCGCCTCGTCCTGAGCGTGCGCGTCCGCCAGCCCCTCGTAGTTCAGCGCTTCCAGCATGGATTTCTCGCTGGATGAAAGGACCAGCCGCTTGCCCCGCACCAGCCCTATGGCCCGCTCGCACAGCAGAAACACAGACATGGCTTAACGCTCGTCCGCGTCGATTACAAAACCCGCTTTCATCCCCGTACAGGCTATCGCGCTTTCCGTTGTCAGTTTCAGCCGGACATAACGCCCCAGCCCCATGACCGGCACGGGCGCGACAAGCACGGCCCCCTCTGCCATATCCGCCTTTTTCAGCGGCGTGGGCAGGGACAGCGGAATCTCCGCGCTGTCGGTGAAATCCTCATCCGTGCTTGTCTCCAGCGCGAAGGAAATGGCCGGGTCCCCCGTCGCCGTGGTGTCGGTGGTGAACGCGATGGCGACGCTGCTCTTACGCCCGCGCCCCTGGTTCGGAGCGCCAAGGTCCACGGTATCGCCCAGCACCCCGGTCGTCACGTTCTTTAGGTTCTTCCCTTCGTCCTCGACGAACATCAGTTCTTTGTCGAACATCATTTCTATCAGCTCACTTTCTTTTCCGGCTCGCTCTGGCAGTCGTTACGCTTGATGGCGATTCCCGCGAAGCGCAGCACCCGCCTGTCGCTCTCGATGTCCGTGTATCCAAGCGCGAGGTTCGCCTTCTGGAATGCCGCGATCTCCAGGATGTTGAATATCTCCGGGTCAGCGTACATCACCACCCGTCCCTGGTTCACATGGCGGATTTTGTTCTTCGTGGTGATAAGCTGTTCAAAGAGCTTCTGCCGCGCCTCAGCTGCGTTCGCCCCGGAGAGCAGCGCGTCCCGGTCGATGTTGCACAGCCGGGCGATGAACCTCTCGTCCCGCACTTTCAGCCCCACGAACCACTTATACTCCGTCACGTGCGCGAGGAACTTCTTTCCGTCCCGGTCCTCCGTGTATATGTTCGCCTGGGGAATCATCTCTAATCCCGCTGTGCTGTTCTTGGGATAAATCCCCGTGACATCCTCCGGGTCCCATTTGACGATATAGACGGAGGCCAGGTTGCTCCCGGTTCCCCCGGCGTCCACAACCTGAGAGTGGGAGAGCTTGCCCAGCCTTGGCGCGAAGCCGCGGATCCCGCCCGCCTCGTTGCCGTAGAATATCGACGCGCACACGTCCTCGCCCAGCACGGCGATATGAGGCTTGTTTTCCGACAGCAGATACCCCGCCTGATCCGGCGCAAGTTTCAGCTCGCTCATGTCAACGATGCCCCGGCTCGCCAGCTCCACGCAGGTTTCCGTCACGGCCTCGGTCCGGCTTGCCGTGGCCTCAATGCCCTCGTTGATTTTCCGCACCTGTGCCCTGGGCTTTGCCGAACGCCTGAAATGCACATCCCCTGTGAGCAGGTTGCCCCGCGTCCAGGGGATGTCGTTCAGTATCTCGTTCTCCTGCTCCAGCACCTCGGCCACGGATGCCAGTGCCGCGTCTCCCGGTGCCATCCTGTTTTTCAGGTCCATCAACGTTAAAAATTCGTTTGCCATAATTTAAGCTCCTCTCGTTTTCCAGTTTTTCAGGCTTTCCCCGAACATCGCTTCCGCCGGGTCCAGCTTCCCCCCGCTTGCTCCGCTGCCGCCGCCCCGGTCCTCCCCGGCCAGTTTCCCGGCGCGGTAGAACATCCTGACGATTTCCGGGTGCGTGTTGAGGTTGTAGCGCTGCATGAGGGTGACAGCCTCCGGCGTGGCAATCTGGCGACATCCCCGGTCGATGACGGATTGTGCCGCCTCCCAGTTCTGCCCGCCGTATTCGGAATCCGCCTGACACTGCTTCATCCAGTCCTCTTTCTCGCGCTTCATCTCGGCTTCGAACTGTTCCGTCCGGGCCTTGTCCGCCGCCGCAAGAGATTCCATCATCTTCCCCTGCTGCGCCGAGTACATCTCCACCAGCTTCTCCGCCAGTTCTTTCCGGCTGAGTTCCGCGTCGTTCACGATGTCGAGGAAGCCCTTTCCAAGCTCATCGTCATAGGTGAACCCCTCCGGCACGGCAATGTCCTCTTTCGTGAGCGGCTTTTCAGTTTCCGCCTTTTCAGGCTCGCCGCCTTCCGGTTCCTTCTCGCTCTCCTGTCCGGGCTCTGTCGCCTCCATTTTCTTCCCCTCGTCGAACAGCGCGGGCGTGACGCTTCCCGCCTGTGGCTGTTCCGTCGTGGGTTCCGGCGTCTCAGAGGTCGTCGTTCCCGTCTCCGCCATCATCATCGCTCCTTTCATATTTCCTGATAAAATCAGCGTACGCCGCTTCGCAGTCCGCCACGGCATACGCATTCACTTCCCGCAGCGTGTTCGCCAAGGCCAGCCCCATATCGTGTTTCCCTGCCGCGTAGGCTGCCACTTCGCTTCCCGGCCATCCCGCCGAGTTGTTCAGCCCCGCGACATAGAATATCCTGCCAAACACGCGCTTCCCCGCTTCGGTTTTCAGAATTTCGCGACAGTCATCAAACAACTGTTGCTTAATCAGGTCGTTCATATCATTTCACTCTCCTGTCCGCTCATCCCCGCCAGTGCAGAGAGGGCATTTCCGCCATCCGGCATGGGCGTCTCCGCCATGGTCTGCGCGGCCCCGGCTAACTGCGGCGCGGCCTGTGCTGCTGCCTGGGCCTCCATCATGAGCTGCTGCTGTTCCGCCGCCGCCTGTTCGCGTTCCTCGCGCCCGGCGCGTTTCTGTTCCGCCTTGTCGTCGCCCAGCACGATTCCAGCCGGCAGCGCGTACATATCCGCCATCTGGTCTATGATCTCGTCGCAGTCCAGCTTGTCCATCACCGGTGCGCTCTGCTGCGTTTCCATCTGCATTTTCGCCAGCTCCGCCACCGTCTGCATCACAATCTGTATCCCCGCCTGCGCGGATTGCTTCTGCACGCTCGCCAGCACAGACACATACTCAATTTTGAAGTCCTGCCCCTGAATCTCCTCCGGCGGAGGCTCAAACATCCCCGCCCGTTCCATGATTCCGAAGATACGGGCAATCAGCGGGTCCAGCATTTCGCTCATCTGGCGCTCAATGAGCGGCCCCAGCATATACATCTTCTCCGCCTCGCGGGCTTCAATCTCCGTGGCCGTCCTGCCCTGCCTCTGGTCCATCGTCCACATCCTGAAAAAGTTGACATAGAACGCTTCCTCAAGGTGCTGCGTCAGCTCCAGGCGTTTCGCCGCCGCGCTCTGATGGTCGAAGTTCACGGCGTAGAGCGGAGTGACGGCCGGCGTCCCGCTGTTCCCGACCGGGGTATATAGCGTCACGCCTCCCGGCTCGTCTTTCAGCTCTCCCTGCAACAGGTTATCCGGCACCAGCAATGCAGGCCTGGCATTGCGCTTGATGGCGCTGCGCTCGTCCGTCTCCAAATCCTGTATGGTCTTCGCGTCGTCCAGCCCCACGTCCCCCGGCTGTTCCCGCCCATACACATCGTCCCCGATGACGCGCCACCTGGGAACCATCACGGGCATTTCATGGTATCCCTTCTGCCTCAGAAACGCCGGCTCGCTGAATCCCGAAAGCCACCAAAGGGAGCGGTATCGGAAATTCCCCTCCGGCCCGTCGCTCCTCATGAACTCCTCCGACGGCTCCACCAGGTTCCGCAGCTCATATCTCTGGTTTGCCACGCCCGCGCTGTTCTCCCTCAGCGCCGCCCGTATCTGTTCGGGTAAAGCCTCCTCTCCGAACTCCCTGGCCAGTTGCCGCGCCGTCCGGCTGAACGTCCGTCCGAACCGGCAAACTTTCCCGTTCTTGTCGGTCCCTATGCAGTAACTTCCTATGGTGAGGCTTTGCGCCCGGAACACGTCCTCGTCGTCCTCCTCGATCCACAAGGCCCCGGTCCCGAAGATTCCCTGCTCCTTGTAAACGTCAAAAAGCTGGTCGTAGAGGTTCGTCCGTATCATCTGCGCCTGCATGACCCGCTGCACCTCGGACAGCCACGCCTTCACGTCTTCCAGCTCCGCAAGCCTTGTGTCGTACAGCGTCAGGGTGAACCACGGCCGCGAGGGTGAGGTCAGGCCGCTCTTTATCCCGGCCGCGAAGTCGTCCGGCATCTGCCGCGCCCTGCTGTTCCGCCTGACAAGCCCCTTTTTAGGCTTTTCATATGTGTTGAAGCGTCCCCGGCTCGGCGCGAACTGGTTCCTCAGTTCCCGCCACCACGCCTCGTACTCCTGCCGGTCCTCCAGCATGGCGTTGAACCGTCGGTCCGCGTCCTGCCGTAATTTCAGAGTGTCGATTTCCAGCCACCTCCCTATTGTCCAAGTTTGGCTTTCCCGGTTGCTTCCGTGCCCTGCATGGCCCCGGTCATGGTTGACGCTCTCGACAGAGCCCGCTGCCTCCGCCGAATGTCGCTCTCCCGCGCGGCCACCGTGTTCTGCGCCGCGTCCATCTCCACGGTCTTTGTCGGGGCCACTACTTGTTGTGTTGGCGCCTGTATTTTAGGGCTCGATACGCACATTTTCACATTCCCCCTCCTGCCACGATAAGTTTCACCATACGCTCTGGTCGTCCATAACCCGCACGATCTGTCTGTTCCGCCTCACCGGAGCGGCGAAGGTCAGGGCCAGCGCGTCTCCGTCGTCCGGCGAAGGCAGGCCCCTGTCCTTCATGTCGTCCTTGCTTTCAAGCTGTAGTTTTCCCCGCGTATTGTAAAAGTATTCCGGCGCGGTCAGATCATCCTCGATGTCCTGCGCCTCGCGCCCCTCGCGCGGAAGCGTGCCGCCGTTTCTGAGCCATTGCGCCACGGCGTGCCACATCTCCGCACGCCTGTTCTGGTACAGGTCATCCCGCGCCGCGGCGTTGGAGAAGAAAACTCCTTGCAGCACATTCCCATATCCAAGCTGTCTCAGATGGTCGTAGATTGGCGCCCCCATAGCCCCCATGTCGATAAACGCCACATCCGGCTTATGCTCCTCCATCAACGACGCCAGCCTTATGGCAAAATCGTAGCTGTCCGGCGTGTGCGCCTTATAAATCCTATGAGCCCACAGCCCCTGTCTCATCCACACGCTGCTTTGGTCGTTCCCGCTTCGCGCGATGTCTATTCCCATAATCTTTGGCGCTCCCGCGATTTCATGTTCGTTCAGGTTTCTCGCCTTCGCGTCACGGACAAGCGCAGCGCTGATCAGCTGCGTGTCGCTCGCGTCTGGGAACTCGCCCTTAATGCGCACCTTTACGAAGTCGCTTTCCTCGCCGTAATCTTTCACCCATTGTTCAAGCTGTTCCTTGTTCGTCATGGCCGCCGTTCTGGAATCGACGTGAATATGATGCCACAAATCGCGCTGCTTCCTGAAACATTCCCGGAATCTCCCCGTGTTCCTCGTCGGGTTCCCAAACGCCAGCCAGAGGATTTCCGTGTTTCTGTCAGTCAGCGCTCCCTCCGTGACCTCCCAGATGATGTCGTCGATGGCGCTCGCCTCGTCGAATATGATAATGAGCCTTTTCCCCTGGTTGTGCAGGCCCGCGAACGCCTCACTGTTTTCCTTGCTCCATTGGATTCCGTCTATTCTCCAGGTGTTTTCATGCCCGGCTTCCTTTGTCGTCACGGAGGATGCCGCCATGTTGAACCAGTGCCGCGCCACGAATCGGCTGTACCATTTTCCCAATTCCCCCCATGTCTTGCTTCGAAGCTGCACCCCCGTGTTCGCCGTCACGATTCCCTTTGCGTCCGGGCACGTTGACAGCGCCCACAGCAAAAGCCACGCCACCAGTGCGCTCTTTCCGATTCCATGCCCGCTCGCCACCGCGATTCTCAACGGCTTCTCCGTGCTGAGGTTGTCCCTGATATACGAGAGGATTTCACGTTGCCACACGTCCGGGCCCCTGTATCCTGCCAGCTCGTTCTTCCCCCATGGAAAGGCGTATATCGTCCATTTCAGCGGGTCGCGGCTCAGTTTTGCCATATCCTGGCACATCTCCAGGTCCGCCACTCCGAACATCGCGTTTTTCCTGTTCATGTCGTCCCCTCGTAGTCCGCCAGCCTTGCCTTCGCCTCGCTCAGCCCGTCATTGATGGACACGTTCACGTTCATATCCGCCGGTGTCGTAAGCCCCAGTATCTCCGCCAGTTTCGCCAGCGCCGCGACTTTATCATATCGCGTGATACTCACCTCCCCCTTCGCGCTGATATTCACGCTCCTTATGGAGGCGGTCACGTGCCGCGGCCGTGCGGGGATCGCCCGGATCACCTCTTCTCCAAACGGAAGATACTGCTGCGGATCGGCGTCTGTCGGCAGAAAGTCATCCTGTATGTTGGAGAACGCGACGGCTTTCAGCTCGGCGATAATCTGTTCCCGGCTGACTTCGCTGTCCGCCCTCCACTCTTCTTCCAGTTCTGATATGCGTTCCTGAACCTTACGCTTTGCTCGCAACTCACAGGCTGTTGCGCTTGCCCGTTTTTTCGCGTACCCTGCCGCCGCCGCCGCCCTTGCCCCGTTCCTCAGAACCACATACTGGCGGCAGAACTCCTCCTCTTTTGGCGTCAGTTTCTCGCCCTTCATCCCGTCCCTCCTTCGTCCAGCAAAAAAGGGACAGTCCGCAAAACGGACCATCCCTTGACTATTCCATGTTATTAGTATATCACGGATTTCGTTCAAAATGTCAAATTTCTTTTGACATCTTATCCGCTATTTTGCCTATTTCGTGGCATTCTATGTACTTTATAACCATATGGACCAGCCTCAGCCTCATGTTATAGACGGTCTGCCGGGTCACGCCCAGCCCCTTCACGACATCTCCTTTCGGCCTCTTCGCGAAGTAGTACATCCGCGCCAGTTTCGCCAGCCCTTCAAGCGCCGTCCCATCTACCACGAACGGGGAATCCAGCGCCCTCAAGACCTCCTTCACCGGCTCCACCTTCCGCCTCAGCCTTTCGACCTCCCCTTCCAGCGCGACGACGCCCAGCGCCCTCCTCATCACGGGGTTCCCCGGCTCCCCGCAATGTCCGCCTCGTTCGTATCCCTGAACCGTCGCCGCGGAGGTGGCGCAAAGCTCCTCCAGCTTCTCCGTCTGCCGCTCCAGCTTCGCGCAGTTCAGCGGATAATCATAGAGGCACTTCTCCGCGTAACGAAACGTGCAATCCGCGCTCATCGTGTCCGCCCCCTCAGAACAGCCTCAGCTGCGCCTCGTCGGCCTTCATCGCCGCTATCCTCTCCTGCTCCGGCGTCCTTTTCTTCTTCGACACGAATCCCATGCACCGGGGCCTGAATCCGTAATATCGCTGGTCCAAACCCGCCAGGCATTTATACGGATTTTTCGTGTTTTCGTTCCGGCAGAGCGAGCACAGAGTGATTCCCCTGTCCCGCAGGTGCTTCCATTCCAGGTCGCTGAGTTCTATCATGCCCCGACGCCTCCCCGCTTTGTCGGCCCTTTGTCAGTCTCTTTGTCAGTGCCCTAACTACGCTTGCAGTAAGGCTTTATAAATCTTCACTGACAGACTGACTAAAGTTTGATAAGAAATCTAAAAAAAATAAAATAAATAATATATTATTCGCGCGCGTGAAAAAAATTTCGCGTCTTTTCGCGTCTGTTGTCGGTTTCGGGATATGACAGCGGACACGATAAGACATTATGCCTCTGACAAAGTGACTGACAAAATTTAGACCTGTCAGTCTAATTTTGCCTTTTCCGGCGTTAGCAAGGCTTTAAGTCTCTGACAAACTATTTCCCATAGAGGGATACCCCCCTTTTCGGCGGCAACAGATACCGCCGGTCCCCGCTCGCGCCCATCCGCTTCGGTTCGCTCCCCGTCAGCCGCCGCAGCGCTTCCCCTGCCCGCCTCACCTGCATTTTCGACGGGTTCAGGATTCCGCAGGCCCGGAGCGCCATCGTCGCGTTCATCCATTCGCCGTAAACGTCCGCCGTGGCGTAGTTGTCCCAATCGAACCCCGCGCCCAGCGCATCCTCCACCTCGTCTCCCGCCTCAAAGAACCGGTTTACATCTTCCAGCCGCCTCTCCTCCTCCATCGTCAGCCACCAGCGCTCCCCGTCAGCCAGCACCGCCCGCGCCTGGGCCCACACCTGCTGCATATCAATCCCGTGCTGATAGTCAATCTCCTCGCAGGGCAGACACCACCACCGGCTGTTCCCCGTCGTATCCACCAGAAACTCCGCCTGGTTCACCGACGCGCAGAACACCGTCCGCCTGGGGAACTCGCTGAACTTGTGCATCCACGGCAGCCGCACCACATCCGTCTCCGATGTGATGAAGCTCTTTAGCTTGTTTATGTCCGCTTTCTTGAACGTCGCCTCCAGCTCCCCCAGCTCAATAATCCAATGGCTGATGACCTTCTTCAAGCTGTCTTTATCCTCCGGGTCCAGCGCCACTCCGTCCAGAAACCACCCCGATCCCGGAGGCACCAGCGACGCAAACCAGCTCGTCTTGCCGATGGCCTGTTCCCCCTGGAGCACCAGCACTCCCCTCGCCTTGAAGTTCTCCCTCTCGCACGCCGCCACGGCGCTCACCAGCCACCGTCGGACCAGCAGCATTTTCAGCTCATCCGGGAACCACGCCGCCGTTTTCAGCGTGCCGCACAATTCCCCTATCCTGTCCTCCCCGTCCCATCCCCGGCTCATCATCCACTCCGCCACGGGGTTGACCCGGTTCTCGCTCGCCACGGAGACGAGAAAAGAATCCAGATTCGACGTCGGGAATTTATATTGCTCGCACAGCGACACTATCACCGCGTTCACGGCGTTTTGCCTGTTGTCCTGCCCATACCGCGCCTCGTTCATCCGCGCTGGGAGGCTGTACCGTATATCCTTCTTCACCTCGTCATACGCCACCCGGATCCCCTCATGCGCCAGCAGCACTTTCAGGTTCTCCAGCGTCCCCATCGGCGCCCCGCTCTCCTTCGCGTGCACCCACCTCGGATAGCTGAAATGCTTTTCCAGCTCGGGCACCTTCCGGCTCTGCTCCACCTGAACATATATCTCCTCCGCCGTCCGCTCAATGCCGTGGATCGCGGCGTAGTCGTTCCAGTCTGTTCCCTTCTCCGTCTTCTCAAACTGCGGCGCGGCGAACGGAATCCCAAACTCCTCCGCCAGCCCGAACGCCGCCGCCATTCCGGGGTTCCCGCTCGTCAGGTGGTCGTTGTCCGCCGCCAGAACAAGCTGCCCCGGGTACATCTTCACAAGATATTCCGCCGCCTTGCTCAAATTGCCGCAGTCCCAGCACACCGCCACGGGCCGCCCTGTCGCCTCGAAGACCGTCGCTCCCGTCGCGAAGCCCTCACACAGAAACACAGGCCGCGACGTACCCCCTTGGACCGGCGCCGCCGCACCCTGACCCTCAGTGCCGCCGATGACGAAGAATCCCCCCGCCACCGGCGCCCCCTTCACGAATCGCTTTTCTCCCTCCGCGTTGATGCTCTGGACGTTGATAATGTCCCCTCTCGCGTTCATGATGGGAACAAGCAGGTCCCGGCCAAGCTGCCGTTCGCCGTAGGTCCCGGCCAGCCCCTTCTTCTTCATGTACGGATGTCCCGGCCTGGGCTCTGTCGCCGCGTCCCATTTCTTTCTGGCCTCCGCGCTTGCCCGCGCCCGGCTCAGCTCTTTCTGCCTCTGCGCCTCGGCGCGTTCCATCTCCTTCTTCTTGATGTACGCGCGTTTCTCGTCGTCCGTCCATGGCGTTTTCTCCCCGGCCTTGAAGAACGCCCACGTCCCGTATTCCACGCGGTTCTTGTAGTCCTTCACCCAGCCTGCCGGTCTGTCGTCCATATAGACGCAGAACTCCCCGTTCCGTTTCCCCGCCTTGTCGCCCCCGATACGGTATCGGTGCTTTTCCCCGTCCAGGCTCAGGCGCTCTCCCTCCGAGGGCGGAATCCCCAGGTCGCACAGCCATTGGACAAAGGCGTTTTCAACTTCCGTGGCGTCCCATTTCATCATGCCGTGCCCGCCTTCTTCCCTTTGGCCTCACATA